TGCTACAATTATCACAGATAGGACTACAATTCGATGAATCAAAATCGCAGAACCCTTTTGCGTATTATACTGCCGCTATTGACAACAGTTTCACTCGCATCCTTAATATTGAAAAGAAAAACCAAATGATTCGAGACGACTTGTTGATTCAAACAGGTAGCAGTCCAAGTTTCACTAGACAGTTTGAACATGAAACAATGATGCGTGACGAACGTGAACGCATCGCTAATCTTAAAACCGAGGATTTCTAATGGCAGATATGTTTAAGAAGGCGGCAGTCTTTACAGACATTCACTTTGGCATGAGACAGAATAGCAAAGCCCATAACGATGATTGTATGGGTTTTGTTAAATGGTTCTGTGCCGAAGCAAAACGACAAGACTGCGACACTGCAATCTTTATGGGCGACTGGCATCATCATCGTGCCACTGTCAACGTCAGTACATTGAACTACACAGTTGAAGCAGTGGATTATATTAGCAAGCACTTTGAACGTTTCTTTTTTATTGCTGGCAACCACGATTTATACTATCGTGAGAAACGTGACTTGACAAGTATTCCATTTATCAGAAATCAGAAAAACGTAGTTTTGGTAAATGACATTTACACTGAGGGAGATGTCAGTCTTGTTCCGTGGTTAGTCGGTGAGGAGTGGACTGGCATGAAGCGATTACAAAGTCGTTATGTATTTGGTCACTTTGAACTTCCTAACTTTAAAATGAATGCCAATGTTGCAATGCCGGATCATGGTGGATTGAATGGTGGACATTTTCCCAATCAAGAACGTGTCTTTTCTGGACACTTTCATATGAGGCAGCACAGTGGCAATGTCAGTTATATTGGCAATGCCTTTCCACACAACTATGCCGATGCATGGGATGATGATCGAGGAATGATGGTTCTTGAGCACGGCGGTCAACCTAAATATATTGCATGGCCAGATGCTCCAAAATTTAAAACTATTGATCTTACAAGATTGATTGATGATCCTACAAAATACATGGATGCCAATTCATTCCTGCGTGTTACCTGCGATGCTGATATTAGTTTTGAAGAAGCAAACTTCTTAAAAGAAAGTTGGCAGGAAGAATACAAGCTACGTGAGATTAGTTTGATTCCCGCTAAACGAGAAGAACATGCACAGGACTGGAGTGGCGATGTACACTTTGAATCCGTGGATCAAATCGTTGTACAACAACTTACAGCCATTGAAAGTGAAGTAGTAGATCGCCAAACACTGATTGACATCTACAACGGACTTCACGTATAATATACATTCATGATTAAATTAAAATCTCTAACAGTTAAAAACTTTCTTAGCGTAGGCAATGTAACCCAAGCACTAAAATTTGATCAACATGGTCTTACACTAGTATTGGGTAATAACTTAGACTTGGGCGGCGATGGCAGTCGCAACGGCACTGGTAAAACTACTATTGTCAATGCACTGAGCTATGTCTTATACGGCAATGCATTAACTAACATTCGCAAAGATAACTTAATTAATAAAACTAACAGCAAAAGTATGTTAGTTACCTGCGAGTTTGACTGCGAAGGACATAGTTATCGCATTGAACGAGGACGTAAACCAAACGTACTTCGCTTCATTGTTGACGACAAAGAAACCGACAGCCTTGAGACGGAAGAACAACAAGGCGAGAACAAAGAAACGCAGGCAGACATCGAACGCATACTTGGCATGGGTCATGATATGTTCAAGCACATTGTTGCACTCAATACTTACACTGAACCTTTCCTTAGTTTAAAGACTAATGACCAAAGAGATATCATCGAACAGTTGTTGGGTATTACTCAGCTCAGTGAAAAAGCAACATTACTTAAAGATTTAATAAAGAATACCAAAGATGCAGTCAAAGAAGAAGAATATAGAATCAAAGCCATCGGGGACGCTAATACTAAAATTAAAACGTCTATCGAGGATTTGGAACGTCGTAGTCGTTTATGGCAGACAAAACAAACGGACGATTTAGAAAAACTTGCCGCCAGTATCAATGAACTAATGAACATTGACATTGCCATTGAACTAGAGAATCACAAAGCTCTTGCACTGTGGCAGGCCAATGAAAAAGAATTAAAACGACATAATAAAGATTTAGCTAGTCATCAAAGTGCTATCAAAATCTTAAAAAATAATTTATTGAAATTGGAAGGTGCTAAAACTAAAGCTGAAGCACATAAATGTCATGCATGTGGACAGGACATTCATGATAACAAGCAAGAAGAAATGATGGCAGAGATTGACAGTGCTGTTACTAGTTTAAAAGAAGATCTAGTTAGAGAAGAAACTGCATTAGCCAAAGTCACAGAAGACATTGCCGGCTTGGGCAAGTTAGGTACAGCACCCACTGTTCGTTACAGTAATATTGATGATGCCGTCAATCATAAGAGTACTTTAGAAACAGCACAGGATCAGTTTGAGCGCAGAGCATTGGACATCGATCCTTATATCGAACAAGCAGAGCATTTGAAAACCAGTGCTTTAGAAGAACTTAACTTTGACAGTATCAATGGGTTGACAAAGTTAAATGAACATCAAGAGTTTTTGCTTAAACTCTTGACCAGTAAAGACAGTTTTATTCGCAAGCGTATTATTGAACAAAACTTGAGTTACTTGAATCACAGACTGGCACATTATCTTGAAAAGCTGAGTTTACCGCATGAAGTAAAATTCCGCAGTGACTTGGAAGTAGATATTACACAGCTTGGACAAGAGTTTGACTTTGATAATCTAAGTCGAGGTGAACGTAATAGACTTATTTTAGGCTTGTCGTGGGCATTCAGAGATGTCTATGAAAGTCTGAATAGACCAATCAATTTGTTGTTCATCGACGAAATGATTGACAGTGGTATGGATGCCAATGGCGTTGATAACAGTTTGGGTATTCTTAAAAAGATGGCTAGAGAAAATCGGAAGAATATCTTCTTAATCAGCCACCGCGATGAACTGGTCGGGCGTGTAAATAACATACTACAAGTAGTAAAAGAGAATGGCTTTACAACATTCAATACAGATATAGAAATGGTAGAAGCATAATGACGATAGAATTAAAAGCACTCGATGCTATTAAAAAAGCCTGCGAAAAAACAGACAACGAAATTATTAATGCTACATCATGGTCTGAATTAAATTTCGATAGCTTACAGACTGTAGAATTAATCATGCAGATGGAAGATCTATTTGATATTACCATCGAAGACGAAGATGCAGAAAAATTAAAAAATTACAACGATTTAATAGCTTTTATAAAAGGGAAAACAAAATGACAGAAGAAAACACAACTCCAATCAATACACAAGAAGAACTTGTTAAACAATTCCAATTGTACATTGAAGAGAACGAAAAGTTCACGACTAAGAAAGTCAAAGCAGCCGCTGGCCGTGCTCGTAAAGCATTGCAAGAAGTTGCCAAACTTGTCAAGCAACGTCGTAAAGAAATCACTGAAGAGAAAGCGGCGTTGTCAGTTAAATAAAACTGATGACATGGCTTTACCAAGGTATTTTAATAGAAGAACTTCCTGAGGACTGTGTTGGTTTTGTTTATCTCATTACCAACTCAGTCACAGGCCGCAAATACATAGGCAAAAAACTGGCAAAGTTTGCAAAGACAAGTTACAAAGTTGTCAAGCAAAAAAATGGCATCAAAAAGAAAAAGAAAATTCGTTCAAAGGTCGATTCAGACTGGAGAGACTATTTCGGTAGTAGCGATGAATTATTAAAAGACGTTATCACACTAGGCAAAGAAAATTTCACTCGTGAGATTTTACACTACTGCACATCCAAGGCTCATACTTCATACTTAGAAGCAAAAGAACAATTCGACAGAAAAGTTTTAGAAACAACAGATTACTACAATGGCCAAATATCCGTTCGCGTCCACGGATCACATATCATAAACAGAATTTAAATCGGCAACAGCCACAAAGACACTACTGATAATGCCCGTACCGGCAAGTTAAACAAGGTACCCAATAACTGGACTCCGTGTCGCAGGGAAGGAACATCTGAGCAGTAGCAGAGACATGATTGCCACTATCCTTAACAGGACGCAACACTGGGTATGAAACGTGTTGGCAAATGTATAG